CCGTGACAAAGAGGCAGAAAGTCTAGAAGAACGTAATACAACGTATATACGTGTTGAGAAGAACCGACCATGCTCCGAAGAAGGTGCCGCTGGTATGATGAGGTTCAGCACAGATACATTCACACTAAGAGAGGTAATGTAATGAAAAAGTACCATGTCGACGACAAGTTGGACATATCCGCACGGGGTTGTGTTGTGATTAAGAAAGATCATGAACTCAGCGGTATTGGACCAAACATTCATTTTGGTGGTGACCACCATTATACATGCCTACACCGTATTGGTTATTTGTTAAGGTTAGTGTCAGAAGGCTCTGACTTGTGGTTCTCTTTCGACGCAGTGGAATATTTGGAGGTTTATGAATAATGACAACAGTATTTGACATTGAAACAGACGGTCTTTTAGATCAGATGACCAAGATTCATGTCTTGTCTTATTCGGATGACAACAAAACCGTTATCCATACACATGACTATGACGAAATGCGGGAGTTCTTCTTAACACGTAAAACCCTCGTGGGTCACAACATCGTAAGGTTCGACATCCCAGCAGTGGAAAAGCTACTTGGGATCAAAGTAGAGGCCCGTCTGATCGACACCTTGGCACTTAGCTGGTACATCCACCATGACCGCCTCAAGCATGGCCTAGAGGGCTACGGAGAAGAGTATGGTGTGCCTAAGCCTGTGATTAAGGACTGGAACACACTAACACCAGAAGAGTATGCCCACCGATGCAATGAAGACGTGAAGATCAACAACCGCCTATGGTTGTTGCTTAACATGAAACTCAACAAGCTCTACACTAACGAGAATGATAAGGACCGTCTGATTGACTACCTTACGTTCAAGTTAGACTGCGCCCGTGAGCAAGAGGAGCTACAGTGGAAACTAGACGTTCCAAAGGCACAAGAGGCTTACGACGAAATTAGCCGTCTTAAAGAGGAGAAGGTTGAGCAACTGGCAGAGGCTATGCCGAAACGTATGCTGACACGGATGGTAACACAGCCAAAGGTTATGCACAAAAAGGACGGGGAGTTGTCGTCACATGGGGAGAAGTGGGTAGGTCTATGCAAAGACTATAAGCAAGCTGTCACATCTATTGGCTTCAAGATCAATACAGGGGAAGAACGGGGCAACCCTAACTCTAACGATCAGGTCAAAGACTGGCTCTATAGTCTTGGTTGGAAGCCACGGACGTTTAAGTTTGTCCGTGATAAGAAGACTGGTGAGGAGCGTCAGATTGAGCAGGTACGCAAAGGTAGTGAGCTATGCAGCAGCGTAGTTGACCTTGCCTCTGTAGACCCTGCTGTAGACCTTCTGGATGGCCTTACAGTTCTGACGCACAGGGCTGGTATCCTGAAGTCATTCTTAGACTGTCACAATGATGGTTTCCTACAGGCTGGTGTAGCAGGTCTTACTAACACGTTCCGCTTTAAGCACTTCAAGCCTCTGGTTAACTTGCCTTCGGTAGATAAGCCATATGGGGATGTGATCCGTGGGTGTCTGACTTGTCCAGATGGTTACGTTCTGTGTGGTGCCGACATGACATCTTTGGAGGATACGACCAAACGACACTACATGAAACCTTTGGACCCTGACTATGTAGAGGAAATGAGCCGTGAAGGCTTCGACCCTCACTTGGACTTGGCACTACACGCTGGTGTTATCAATCAAGATGACATCGACAAGCACAATTCTGGGGAACGGTCACTAAAGGCTTTGCGTAAGAACTACAAGGTGGTGAACTACAGTGCCACATACGGTGTAGGAGCGCCTAAGCTGGCCCGTGAGACAGGTATGAGCAAGGGTGAGGCTAAAGTCCTACTGGATGCCTTCTGGTCACGTAACTGGGCCATTGAGAAGGTAGCAAGCACCGTCCGTGTTCGGGAGGTTATGGATGGTATGTGGCTGTTAAACCCTGTGTCAGGCTTCTGGCATAGTCTACGCAGTGACAAGGATCGTTTCAGTACGCTTAACCAAAGTACTGGGGTGTTCTGCTTTGATACGTGGGTAGCAATCTGTCGTAAGAATGGCATTAAAGCTGTCGGACAATTCCACGACGAGATTATCGCTTTGGTAAAGAAAGGGGACGAGGGAAAGGTTGAGAACTTGATGCACGAAGCTGCAATCATGCTGAACGATAAGGTTAAACTAAACGTCCCACTTGGGACTGATGTGCAATTTGGCAACACCTATGCTGATATTCACTAAAACGTAAAATAAACCTTGGGGATAGTGTTACAGATTCGAATTTATGTCCCTATAGTATAATACCACCACAGTGCTGCACGGCAGCTTAAACAAAAAGGAAGACCCGACGATGGCTAAATTCACAATGGATATGGTTCTGGAATACGCTAAAGTATTTGAAGAGAACCGAGATATGGGCAGCGACCTAAACAATGCTGCTAAGAAGGCAATGAAGCACAACGGTCAGTATGTAGTAAATGCATATCTTACCAGTCCTGAACAGGAACAAGAGCTTCTAGAGGGTGGCCTAGACCCTAAGCCTATGGGTAATGAACGGATTAAGCAAGGTAATGACTTCGGTATTGGTCGGTATCTTAAACTGACCCGTATGCACGACCATGTTATGACATTCTCCGACAAGAATGGAAAACAGACGGAGGTTGATTTTGGGGGAAAACCAGCGGTAGTTAACCTTACCAATGGTGTTGAGAATAAGGCATGGTGGTCATTTGAGAATGACGGGACACTTGGGAATGGTACGAAAGCTAAGGTTCAGTTTGAAACCTACGCTAGTGGTGCTGGTGTTCGATTGATTGCGATTGGTGTAACAGATCATGTTGCTTGGGAAGACAATTCAATTCCAAGTGAAGACGATCAACTGTTTATGGTAGGATAAAGTAGTGCGAGTAAGTATTGATTTCCATTTCGACAAAGAGGACGATGGTTATGAGGGTAGCTCAAGCGCAAGTCGTGATGGTGTTTATGACCTCCACACTATGGCACAGTTCCTTACTGACGCTATGAAGGGCGCAGGGTTCAGCTACGTTGTTGATGTAGGTTTTGAGAAGGATGATGGTAATATCGTCTTCGGGGAGTTCTAAATGACCAAGGGCAAAGTGCTAATCGACGGGGACATCATTGCCTATCGTGCAGCCTTTGCCACTCAGGACTTAACTAAGAAGGATGCTACAGCGAAAGTTGACGAGCTTATGGATTTTATTATCGGTGAGACCGTTGACTTTCCCTTCCCATCCGAGAGTGACTACCAAACATACATAACTGGATCAACAAACTTTCGCTTTGACATTGCTAAGTCAGCCCCATATAAGGGGAACAGGGCAGCAACGGAGAAGCCTAAGTATCTGGGATTAACTAGAAGTCACTTGCTAGATAAGTATTCTGCCATTATTAGTGTCGATGAGGAGGCTGATGATCTAATATCTAAGGCTGCTGCTGCACTTGACTATAAGTGTGTCGTAGCATCCATTGATAAGGACATGTTACAGTTACCTTGTTGGCACTATAACTTTGGTAGGAAAGAGTGGTCTAAGGTTACACCAATCGAAGGAACATTGTTCTTTTATACACAAATCTTGACTGGAGATAATGCAGACAACATCAAGGGTCTTTACGGTATTGGACCTAAGAAAGCAGATAAACTGTTAGATGGGTGCGACACAGAAGAGAGTATGTGGGATGTCGTATTCAAAGCCTATGATGGAGACGTTGATAGGATTATTGAGAATGCGAGGTTACTATGGCTAAGACGGTACGACAACGAAATGTGGGAGCCACCTCAAGTGGCCTAAAGCATGGGTATAGGTCAGGTTTAGAGGATCGTATCTCTGACCAACTTAAAAGTCTATCCGTTCCGTTCAAGTATGAGGGGTTCAAAATCAAGTATGAGGTTCACGAAACTAGAAGCTATACTCCCGATTTCGAACTTCCCAACGGTATTATTGTAGAATCAAAAGGAAGGTTTGTTCCTGACGATAGAAAGAAGCATTTACTTGTAAAGAAACAGCATCCAGAGCTTGACATACGGTTTGTGTTCAGCAATAGTAAGGCTAAGATCAGAAAAGGGTCTAAGACAAGCTACGGTGACTGGTGTGACAAGAATGGTTACATCTACGCAGATAAGCTGATACCAGAGGAATGGATAAGAGAAGATGGGAAAAAGAAGTGACTATGTTAGGGTTGAACGTGACTTCTACCCTACACCAATAGCCGCTGTTGAGCCATTGATCCCGCACTTGCCTTACGCATTTGATTATGTAGAGCCATGTGCGGGAGATGGGCGACTGGTACAACACATAACTGAGCTAACAGAGGGTCATGGTGAGTGCCTATTTCAGTCTGACATTGAGCCTAGAGCTGACCATATTAAGGAAGCTGATGCATTAGACCTTGACTTCGGTGCTTATGGTGTTATGGATTACTGCATTACTAACCCACCGTGGGACAGGAAGATACTGCATCCGTTCATTGAGCGTTGGTTGGACATATGCCCTACTTGGTTGTTGTTTGATGCTGATTGGATGCACACTAAGCAGTCGGCCATGTATATGACTTACTGTACGAAAGTTGTAAGTGTTGGTAGAGTTAAATGGATTGAGGGAAGTAAGAGCGTTGGTAA